GTATGACCTTTTTCATGCAAAGCTTTCGTAGCGAAGTTGCTCCAAATCCAATAGTTTTTTATCTTCGGGGCTTTTTCAAGAGCAGAAGGCAAGATTGGGAGAGAGTCAAGAGTCGTCCAAATAACAGAACTAATCTTATCGAACCAAGGTTTATCTACAGCGAAATCAACTCCCCAAATATCTTGAACAGCAATATAAACATCTGGCTTTTCTTCCTTGACTACTTTATCAATTAAATGCGCCCCGTAACTAGCCATCCTAGCTTGACCGGGATCTTGGTTAAGTTGCGCCAGTTGGTTCTGATCGTCAGGCAAAGTCCCAATAGACTTCCAAGGAGTTCGTTGGAGCGGAGCCGCAGAGTAGGCACTCCCACAGCAATAACTGACTATATCATATTTACCAGTTTTATACAGATAGGATAAAAGAGCCTTGGCATTTCTGCCGAAGCCTGTCTTAGCTAAAGCTGAGTCCGATTGGAATAGAACCTTCTTCTTCACTGATTATTTTTAGCCGCGATACTTTTAGCAATCGCTTCGTTATTTTCTTTAATTGAAGCAGATGAGTACATACTCAAAGCAGTAAGAAGAAACTGCTTTAAGAATTTAGACTCGCCAAAAGTAAAGCTGATGGAGTAGCTCTTCTTCTCTCCTTCTTTTGGCATTTTAGTCAGAGTAAATGAAAAGCCTTCTTTCTTGTCATCTTTCATTTTTGGCTTAAAAGAAAAAGAAGTATTCTCTTTTGGTGTTTTATGGAAGCTTGAAAATTCTCTGCCGCTTTCGATACAATCAATAAATGAGCCTATTTCCGTAGGCGTGAACTTGCAAGCAGAGCGGGTCTTTGTGTCAAATTTGCCTTTAGCATTCTCAGCGTCCCAGCTTAATTGTTTCAGAAGCTGAACGTAGAAAGACTTATCTCCAGTATTATACGAGAAACTACAGCAGCACCCACTATTCCATTGATTTGGCTTATAAAAATGAATCATAAACTACGCTTTATTATAACAAAAAAGCATAGTTAACTCAAATTTTTCTCATCATTTTTAAGCTGACCTAGCTTCATGTATATTTTAGAATCTTGGACAGTAACGTAATTTGCAAATACTCCATCATCGGCTTTAGCGCCTCTGACAGCGACTATATTCTTTTTAACTGGCAGGCCTCCGTTTTGGTCTATGCAGTCATCTATGCTCTTATTTCTCTTACTGTTAAACAGTAGGACATCTATAGTGTCTGTTTCGTCTCCTACTTCAAGTTTAACGTATTCGTTCCCATTCTTTGATACTTTCACGCCAGTACAATCTCTAATAGTTCCCATGAAGCGAACTTGAGTTTTGGGCCTAGCGGCTCTGACTTCCTCTATCTGCACAAGCTCTGGATTTTGATTTAGGAATATATGCCTGAGAGTTACTCCATGAGTGTAGCCGAGCAGTTCGTTTTCATAATACCAGTTAGCGAGAGACTCATTCTTGCTATTTATATCAAAAATATTTTTATAGCCAGAGAATCTCTTTCTCATGGTTTCAATACGGGAGTCTTTTAAATACCTTTTGCCATTTTCATCGATCTTGACCTTCATCTGGTTAATTACATTGATTAGGTCGTCGTTACCCTGTTCCGCAAACTTAAGCGCTATGATTCTCTCTCTAGGAGTTAGAATCTTCCATAACTGACATTCTAGAACTACTTTACTTCTGGTGTATTTATCTCCCACATCTAAAGCTCCTGCTTGTATTAGCGCAGAGAGTACGCCTAAATTGATACCGGCCTCAGTCGAAGCTTGAAAAACTTCAAACTTATTAGAAGCACAATCCTTGAAATGATTGAGTTTATCAATAGAAGAGTTGGATATGCCTTTAATCGAGGTCAAGCCGAACCTAATATTACTGCCTTCGATAGAAAAATCATCTTTTGATTTAAGTATATCTGGACGCAGAAGCTCTATATCGAAGTGAGCAAGCTCTTGATGTATCTTAGATATTTCAGCAATCGGGTCTGGCTCGTACTTACTCATTTGCAGCAGAGCTAGAAAAAACTCTTTTGGATAATTAAATTTTAAGTAGACGGTCGTTGCCGCTAATGCAGCATAAGCAATAGAATGAGATTTATTAAACGAGTAGTTAGCTGAATCTTCAAGGATTTGCCATAATACGTCACCTATCTCTAAATCTAGGTTATTCTGCTTTACTTTATCCTTAATCTTCTTCTTCCATTTCTTCACTTCGTTGACCTTCTTCTTGCCAACGATTCTGCGGAGAAGTTCCGCTTCATCAAGCGTGAAGCCGATCTTATGAGCCATTTTCATCATCTGCTCTTGATATAAGCAAACGCCTCCTGTGCTGCCTAGAATATCGTCAAAGAATGGATGGATTACGTCGTAGGTATCGTTATTTGTATAATTAGCATACTGATCAACGAAAGCTAAAGCCCCCGGTCTAGCTAACGCTAAAACGGCGCTTAGTTCCTCTAGGTTCTTTGGTTTAACTTTTCTGCAGACCTCGTAGTTCGCTCTGGCTTCTACTTGGAAAATGCCTTGAGGTTGTTTAAGGTCGAACAAGTTTTGATAAATGCTTTCGTGGTCTAAATCTATATCTTCAACTTTTATACCAATAAACTTACAAGCTTGGTCTACAACGGAAACAGTCCTGAGTCCTAGTACATCGAGCTTGACGTTGAACATTTGAGACCAATCCATATTGTAGGACGATATCTTCTCTTTTTCAGAGTCAAGCTCAAGAGGACAACTCCTTACTATATTATCGTAAGATAGCAAAATAGCTGAAGGATGAACGCCTTTATTTTTTACTAAGCCTTTTATCTTTTGCGCCGTCTGGTAAGTGCGTGGATTTTCATCGCACCAGTTTCTAAAGTCATCTACTTCCTCGTAAGCTTCTGATATGTCTTTTACCTGACCAAATACTTTAGGAATCATGGCGGAGACATGGTTCATTTCTGTTTCGGATTTATCTTCAACAGTTTTACCGCACTCTTTCATTACCAGCTTACCGCTTAAAGTATTAAGCGTTCTTATTTTGGAAGTCTTGCCTTTAAATTCTTCTTCTAGATATTTTAGTACGTTTTTTCTTTTGTAGTAGCAAACGTCCATATCGATATCACACATCAAAGAGCCGTCTAGATAAGTGACTCCATCGACGACTTTCTTCTTGGCGCGAATCTTTGAAACGAATCTCTCGAAGAACAAATCATATTTCACAGAATCAATCTTGGTGACTCCTAATAGGTATAATACAAAGCTTCCAGCGGCCGAGCCTCGACCTAACCCAACTGGAATATCGGAAGTATTGCAAAAATGTATAACCTTCCAAACTAATAATATATAATCTACGAAGCCAAGTTCTTTTAATATATCTAGTTCGTAGTAAATTCTATCTGTATACTTCTTATGTTCTTCCGAGCCTCTTTTAAGATTGAGGTTTTTGAAGCCTTTTTGACAGAGCGCTATTAAGAAATCGTAAGTATTGTTTACCTTATCGGGGTTGTCTATGAGTTCAAGATATTCGTCTTGAACCTCAAACTTAGGTAAACGAACTCCATGAATATTTAAACCCAGCTTCTTGAAGTCGTCAGAGAAGCTACTCTTTCTTTTTTTTGGGTCTGCCGCGCTTTTTTTTCTTGGCTGGCGGCGGTTCTGATTTTTGTTCTCCTTTACTGTCTCCATCTTCCTCTAGTATTTCCTCTAATCTATCTTTTAAAACTCTTAAAGTATCTTTGCTCTCTTGTTCAAACCTGTAAAAAAAATCTAACTTATCCTGCTTGTTGCCTTTTCGCAGGATTATTATCGCATAATCTACGTCAGACTCCTCCGAGAGCTTCTCTATTAAATCGTATGCAAAATCCATACTGGGCATATATATTATTATATACCTAGATTTTACTCATTTCTAATTTTAATTTCCTCCAAATCTTTAGGTTAAGCTTCAAATCGTTTATTGCATCATGCAAAGTCGAATAGTCATGGTCAATATTGTAGTATTTGCCAAGCTCTGTCAGAGAAGTTCTAATGCCTTTGACTCTGTGTGTCAACATTCTATACTGATAGTCGAAAAAGTTACCTTCTTCCTTCTTGAAATAGTATTCTGTTCTAATTCCTCGACCTATCGACAAGGTATCAATACATTTTTTAAACAAATGCGCGTAAGGCTTCCCGTGTATTTTGCACCAATCTCTAATAAGGTACATATCGAAACCCAAAATATTATGACCAACGATATAATCGCAGGAATCCAGCCACTCGTAAACCATCGGAAACACTTCGGCTTGATCTTCTGCGAGTTTATTAAACTTCCTTTTATCAAATCTGGTAATCCTTGCAGCTTCGTCAGATATTTTTAAGCCGCAGTCCCATTTGACCATTCTGTCGCACGATTCGGCCACGACATCTTTTCTGACAACTTTAATCATGCCGACCTGCCAAGGGCGATTATTGTAAAAGTTTAAATTTACATTAAAGGTTTCCAAGTCCATGAAAACCAAAGTATGTTTGTGGTCGTTAGTAAAAAATTCTTTATCCATTTAACTCTCTAGCTTGGACATTATAACAATCTGCTCTAAAATAAAAATTCCTATTACGAGGAGACTCCGGATCGTAATCGCCTTTTTTATAAAATTTAGCTTTCTGATAAAACTCGGATTTATCTATTTTACCAAGATACCAAGCATAGCTCAAGTCTTTCATCACGCTAACAAAAGCATACTGATCGCAGTTTTGGTTAGGATTAAAATCTGCCACCGTACAGTTATAATTATAAAGAGGAGGAACAGTCCTCTCCTTGGTTTTTACATCAACAGTAAAATGGCCAGAGCAAGGGTTATGGTATACTAAGTCGTAATCGTAGGTATCCTTTATTTCGCCGCCTAGAACGTGTTTAACGACTTCTTCGCCGATGTAGGCCACTAATGCACCTTCGCCTTTTCTGATAGAGTTATTAAGCAAGGGTAGCTTGTCAGCTCTTTCCTGCGCTCTACTGATTAGTTGTTCCGATAGTTTAAATCTTTTCATACCAGCTTTCAAAACTGAATTCGTTTGAACACATATGGTCAAAGTTGGGTTTAGCCAAAGTTCTCTTTGCTCTGCCGGGCGCAGAATCAGAGATACATCTAAACGTCAGGTAAGCGGGAAAGTCCTTTTTATTTTTATAATAAATACTTTTCACTTCCTGAGTTTGATATTTACCATCGCAATAACTCAAAACACTCTCCCTTAATGACTCATCGAACGGCAAGTCGTTTCTTTCTAAAAAGAAAGTAGGATTAATGTCAGAAAGATCAGGTACGATGTTGCTCATTTTAAACTTATTGTTATGAATAAATGAATCGTAAAACGGGACAACAAAAGATAAATCTTTATCATTCCAGTATTGACTTAGAGACTTGTAATCTATTCTTGGATTATAATAAAATCCTTCTGTAGAAGCGAAGGAGGATATTTGCAGCAATCTCTCATACCCAGCCTTATTTTTACAGAATAAGATACATTTATACTCAAATAAGTTTGAGTTCTTTTCTTTTAATGAAATATCATTACATATGCTTAGGCGTAGGCCAAATCTTAAATCTATTCCAGCATCGGAAGCGTTGTGATAAGCTTCCATAAACCCCGTCATGCTGTCATCAACTAAATAAAAATGGTCAAGCTTGGCAGCGGAGCAAATATCTATGATTGAATCGGGGCCAGTTTCTTCTGAAGAGCCTGCTGACCCCAACGTAAGTATAGATTTACCTATGCTGTAATGCGATTTAAATAGAGGAAGAACCTCGAACATGCGCTGATTATACTACAGTTCTGGTCGCGTGTCAAGAAAAAATATCTATGTATTCGTCGCTGCCAGCGTGCCTTGGGCAACCTTCGTACTTTTCTTTAACAATCTTCTGACCTTTTACCTTAATTTGCTCCAATTCAACCTTTTTAAAGCTAGAAGCTACTTGATTCCCCTCTTTATCCTTGAGAGAGTAGTAGTCGTATTCATCAATGTATGGGCATCTCCATTTACCTACTTTGCAGAGCCATGCATTCTTTTTCGTATCAGCAGCATAATTTGAAGTAGCATCTTCTTCTGTATAATTATTTATTTTAAAATAAGCATAAGATAAATAATATTCAAATCCTTTTAGCTGTTCTTCGGTGAATTCCAACTGTTGAACTGGGCTTCTAGGAAATCTTAAAAATAAAAATTCTGCCGTAGGATTAAATCCCGGCCAATGTTTTTTAGCGGCCAAGGTATAGGTCATGGCTTGAACATTTGAGTGCAGTTCTTCGCCTCTAAATTTATATTTACTACTTTTATAATCTACAATTTTTATTTTTTTACCACGTTTATAAACTATAGGTTTATCGATGAATCCTCTTATTTTATACTCAGGATTTTTTGATTCTAGTAAAAACTCAAACTCTGGATTATCTACTTTGCCTCCCCGCCCAAAGAAATCATATTTTAATCCAACCATAATCATATCCCGCACCAACTCTGTATTTTCTTCGTTAGTCATAGGTAGGTCGGAGGACTTCTCCATCTGCCGCAGATGTTTCATAACTAGCCTAACGACAGCGGGGCTTCCGTCTATCGTGTTTGCTTTTATGATTTTATCGTAGTGCTTCTTATGCTTCTTCTTAACAAGCATCTCAAATACTAAATGGCACACAGTGCCTCGCTGTGCGCCCTCGTTTTGCTTCTGCGGCAGTTTTAGTATGTAGTTGCACCAATACGACCAAGAACACGTTTCGAGCGTTTTTAGCCTTGATGCTGATAATATTTTTTCTTTTAACTTTTCTGCCATTCTAAAATTTCTTTTTTATTCATGCACCCAAAGTCATTTTTACTAGGCAGTTTGATTTTAACAACGCCTTCGTCAAAATGCCTGTCTAAAAACTTACTCGCTTTGTACGCTGCTTTGTTTCCCGCGCCGCCTTCTTCGTCATTGTTGAAAGCTATTATAATCTTGTTTGGATTTAATTTCAAGATGCAAGTAACTAAATGCGAACTAATCCTCAAGCCAAAAGTAACTAAAGTATTTTTTATTCCAGCTTCCCACAGGGCTAGCATATCTCCAATACTCTCAACTAAAATAACTTCTTTAGCTTTCTGTATTATAGTAAAATTTACCTGCAAAGGATAAGCCCATTTTGATGTAGCGCCTTGATGCAGCCATTT